CAGCGGCGACGCATTTAAGTGAACCACATGACGGTACCGACTGGCACGGGAAGAGTTATCTTTTCTTATTAAGCGTGAAGGGGTCGAAAGGCTCTTTGATATGGCTGCGGATGCATTACGCGGAGATGCAGTCAGAAAACGCGGAGAGCAGGGGGATCTTCTCCTTGTCCGATGTCCTTTCTTTACCCCTTGAAAAGTGTGGGATGAACCTCGGTTTAGAACATTTTTTCGGACGAGCCATAACCGTACCGATCTCCGCAACAGGTGCCCAAGGTGAGCAGCCTCTAGACGATAAAATAATGTAGGTAAGGGAGAGTGGGCGTACATTTTCGGATGTCCGTCACCCACGGTCAACCTTGATTCGGATTCTTGCCTTGGAATGGCGTCCGAAGTCAAGAAGCTTCTGTCAGAGTGTCCCACCATGGATCACGAGGCCGTTATGGCCTGGCAAAGCATGAAAAAGGGTCTCCCTGATTCATGCAAATGCATGGAGTTGCCGCTTTTGACGAAGGTTGTTGAGAACTTTGGGCTTGGACAAGTTCCGATTCCTTCTGGTTACCTTTCTTTCGTGCGTTCTGAAGCACGACGCCTTTTCCGCAAGGGATGGGCGAAAGGAATTTATGAGAATCGGGTTCTTACTTGTTCACCCGGGTTGTCCGGTACCGTCGATTCCCCCAGGGCTCACGGTGGATGTCAGTCTGACTGGCAGAACGAGCACGCCTCTTTTCTAGAGACGTGTCTCAGTTCCGATGCCATTAATCTTGATCCCTCTCTTGGGGCCGAATTAATGGTCGTCCAGTCGGCTGGCAAACCCCGTCCCTTGACAAAGTTCGTCGGGGAGTCTCTCGTCCTTAAACCTCTCCACGATTCCATCTACGACCGCCTGCGCGGTTGTCGATGGCTATCCGTTGGAGATGTTAGGGCGGAGACCCTCGACCGAGCTCGATTCTCGGAATCGATCGGCGGCGTTTTGACCTCTGGTGACTACAAGTCGGCGACTGATCAATTGTCGCTTGAAGTAGCTGAGGTCATATTGTCGGAAATCCTTCGCGGCGCTCCTGAAGTGCCCGCTCACCTGAAAGAGTACGCCTTGCGTGCTCTTCGCCCGTCCCTATTCCATGAGGGACTGGGGCTTAAAGGTTTGCGGCCTTCCCGAGGTCAGATGATGGGATCTTATCTTTCTTTTCCCCTTCTTTGTCTTCAGAATCGCTTCGCTTTTCTGTACGCAATGAAGGAGGCTGGTCACTCTCGTAGTGACTCAGAGAAGATCCCTTGTCTGATAAACGGTGACGATATCCTCATGCAGACGTCTTTACGGACGTCTGATGTGTGGATGAAGACCGTTTCTTCTCTCGGTTTGGAGGTCGAAAGGACAAAGACGAGTGTTGACGAGCGTTTTGGCACTCTTAATTCGACCTTGCTTCGCTGGAGTAATGGGAACCTTCGGGTTCTCCCTACCCTGCGATTTGGTCGCTTGAGACAGGCCGAATTCGTCAATTCGCTGTCGGTTGCTTTTCGAGATTGGCTCGCTGGAGTGAAGGGCAACCTTCGCTTCAGGGCCGGGGTGGTGTTCTTCAAACGTAACCTGACGCTCCTCCGCTCAACTAGATTGAGTCTTTTGGAACTTGGGTTTCGTGGGAGATTAGCCCACCGTCTCGGGGTTCTTTTTTCGATGGATTCGGCTCTTTCCGAGCTTTCTCCTCCACCGATTCCGGTCGGACACAACTGTGTACCGGATTCGCTTTGTACAATCAAGTTGGAGGAAGATTGTGCTCCCGAAGTTCTCTTGGCTAACGATCGTGAGACCGCTGCTTGGAAGTTCTCTTTCAAGTACCGTCAATGGCTTGATCGGGCGAAAATTCTCTATTTCGTCCGGTTGAGTGCCATCAACTCACGTCGTGAACCACGACCCCGTCTGGCGGAGGTGAGGTCCTGGGTCACCCCGGTTTCCTCGCTTCCACTCTTTTTGGAGCCTCGACCGTCCAAGCCGCGTCGGCGATGGATCTTCGACTCGTTGCTTATGCAAAGAGACGAGGG